TACCTGCGCAGATCCGCGGCCATCTGATGTTGGCGTGACAGCGCCCGCGCCAACGCCGGGTGTACCTGTCTGGTCATCAATTTGCTGCTGTGCAACCTGCTCTTGTTGCGCTGCAATTTGCGCAGCCCTTGTAGCCGCCTGCGCTTGCGCCCTAGCCAAAGGCGCAGCCAGATTGTTGACCGTGTAAAACGTATGGGGGTCGCCAACAATAGCGCTGCCCTTTACAGCTCCTTGGCTAGGAGTATTATAGTTGTACGCAGGCGAGGCCTGATTGAAGCTGGTAATGCTCCCGTATGGAGTTCCCTTGCCATGAGTTGCCTCGGCCTTACCCGTCATCAGGTCCGTGGCTTTTTGAATGGAATTAAGGGCGGCTTGGCGCTCAATAGGGTTCTTGATGCTGCTAGGGTCAGAAACAGCTTTAATGGCCGCCGGGTTGTAGCCATCATATTGATTTGGCGCAGATATGATTGCACCAACAGGTTGACCCATAGCCATAGATCTATTGATAGCGCTCATGCCAGCAGGAAGAGCGTCGGCCTTACCACGGGTCTCCCCATACATCATGGCAGCCATTGCCGTCAGATCAGCATTTGGGTTTTGGCTTAACGCATGACCCTTGGCATCTGCATATTGCTGCATTGCACGATCATTAAGGCCTTCAGTCACTGTACCGCGACCAGCACCAGCGCCCTGATCCGAGACAAGGTTTTGAACATTTGATGGGATTGCTCCGGTCGGCTGCGCTTCCTTAGATAAGGACTCAAGCGCATTCCTTCCCATACTGCCAATTGTGGGACCGCCAAGCAAACCTGAGACTGTATTGAGGGGACCAACCACAGGGATGAACCCAGCAGCAAAATTGACCGCAGTTGTACCAGGGTTAGCAATCGCACGATCTAACGGGCCAATGCCGGTTTTGCCGGACTGTTGGCCAGTAGTCAGGTCAATGGTTTCTGGCATTGCAGACGGGAGCGCTGCATCTTTGCCAGTCGGTATTCCCTGATATGCAGGCGCAAAACCATCCCCGCCACCGCCCCCATCAATCGGCCTGCGCACTGGCGTTGTATCACTTGCAGGAGCATCCGGCGTTTTGTCAGCAGGCGCACTGGACGAATCAGGCGTTTGCGTCGGCGGCTGGCTGCGATCTGTTAAGGGTGCAATCTTTGGAAGTGGCAGCTTCTTTTGATCCGCCACATCCCGCATCAACTGTTCATAGACTGTTTGGCCATAGTCACCCCCACCAAGGGCATAGCGCTTGCGGGCAACGCGCAGAGCTTCGCTGATGGAGTTGCGCTTCATGGTCAGGACCCTTAGCGAGCAGCAATCAGGTGATGGATGATTTCAAGAGCCTTATGAACAGAGTCCTGCTTTCCGCCAGCAGAACCGCCGCGCTTCATGCCCTGATCGTTTAGTTTATTGACATCAAAGTTAGGGTCATCACGATGGGTGCTTGCATACTGACGCTCTGCGCGCATCCATGCGCCGGTATCATCAGGATTGTCTGTAGACTGCTTGAAAAGCTGCCTTGTGGTGGCAGGCTGTCCAAAAATCTTTGACAAAATGCCATTACTTGCTGAAGGGGCTGATGCACTTGAAGGCGAAGCAGCAGCTCCAGATGCGGGAGAAGGAGCACTAGCAGCACCGCGAGGCGCAGAAGTTCGCGCTTCGCTAATAGGAGCGCGGGCACGAGCAATCCTAGATGCCTCATCAGCACTAAATGTGTTTGGGGCCATTTGATTGAACTCTGGCCTGCCGCGAATAGAATCAATAGCAGACATACGAGCAGTATCTGGACCTTGCTCAAATTCAGAACGGCCACGAATAGCGTCAATTGCGTTTTGCCGGGCGTCTTGAATGGCATTATCCATGTTTTCAGGCGCAGCAACAGGAGGCGCGGCAGCAGCCGGGGCAGCGCCGCCAACGGGAGGAGCGCCATTGCTGCTAGTGTAATTATAAAGCGCGCCAGCACCAGCACCGCCAGCAAGCACGGCAGGCATGCCGTACTTTAGCAATGGGGAAATGCTGCCAGAAGGATCGTTTGCCTTGGCAGTGGCATAACGATACCAGTCACCGGGTGCCTGAGGACCGGCAAAAGATTCCCCAACCAGTCTAGGCCCACCGCCGGGGACTTCAGCAAAGTAAGTCGGCCCAGTAGCCATTGACCGGCCTTCAGCCTGCGCAACAGTCGGTGCGCCAAAATGCTTGTCTACAATATCTTGCAACGCGCGCGTCTGTGCAGGAACAACTGCTGTGCCCGGCTGGCGACGATACTGGCCGGGCATTGCACCCATGCCTTCATCGGTAGCCTGCGCCTGCTGCCTAGCCAAAAACAACGCCTCATCCCTATCCGATAGGGCTCTGGCATTCCTCATGGCATCAGGTGCGACATTGCCCTCAGCAATCATGTCCGCAACGCGCTGCTCTTCGCGGAGCCTTGCATCTGCCCACCTGGGTGCATTGCTAACTGGTAGCCTGCCCTCGGTGTTCATGGTAGGGATGCCGCCGGGATCGGAAACGACATCACCGCGCATGTTCATCCCTTCGCGGGGAACATACATTTCGTCTATCATAGGGCGTTCGTAGTTTGTTGGAGCGCGCCCTGCGGCAGGGCGATCCACAGCCATCTGATAACGCTGTTCAGGGCGAGTGTACCCAATCTGCGGCGCATCACGCAGGGGGCCGCCCATAGGGATGACATCAGGCGTAGTCACAGGCTCCCTAGCCATGGGGGCGCGAGGGGCCGCAGCAGGCGCTGGAGGCGGCAAAGCGCGCATCCCGCCAGGAAGCGTTCTAGGTAACGCGCGCGCACCTCCAACGAGGCGGTTGGCATTAATAGCGCCCCCAATCAACCCACCTAAACCGGGAGGCGCAAGAATGGCGGCAGAACCAATAGCCCCGGCCAAATCTTCATAGTCCTCAGCGCCGTTGCGCATAAACCCGCGATAGCGCGGGTCATCCTCCGGAATATAAAGGCTGCGGGCCAAGTCTCTTGCAGAAATATCGCGACGATCAGCCATCACAGTTCTCCGGTCTGGGTGCCGTCTAGAGTGGGTTCATTCCCCTCCAGACGTTGGAGCATTTGAGGGTCTAGAAGATTTTGCGCCACCGAAAGCCCATCTGGATTGCGCATGACTTCTTCAGCCAATTTAATGGCAGCCAAGCGTTCACGGCTTTCGCGATCACGTTTGCGGTTGACGGCATCCAACATACCATCTTGGGCGCGCTGCTGAATTTCCATCTGTTGCGTATCAATCTGCGCCATCTTGGCTGGGTCAACATCCTGCCTACCAACTTCCATTTGCAGACGTTGGCGGTCAAGCTCAATGCGCGCTTGAGACTCAGCAGCGCGCGTCTGGCTGTCCATCATGCGAGCATCAGCGTTGCTCTTGTCATTCTGAGCCTTAGCCATAGCCTGCATCATCTCTGGCGGCGGCTTGCCCTGCGCAGACGGCGGGATCATGAATTGCTGCGGGTTGCTCCAGCCAAGGGCCTGCAACGCAGCCGTATCGACCGCAATCGGATCGTACAGAGACGGGTTGGATGCCACCAACTGCTTCAGCGCCAGCACCTTCATCAAGCGCTGGGTCTGGCTCGATGTGTTAGGGTCAGCCTGCGGGACAAAATAGTAGTTGTCCAACGCATCAATAAAAGTCTTCTCGTCCCACGGGTAAGCAGGCTTGCGGCGCTTGATCCAGAAGCTTTCAGGATGATCGCGAAAACATTCAACCAGCATCTCAAATTCTTCCGCCTGAGATGCATGCATGCGCTTGTGAACCGAGTTCAACACTTTCTGCGCCTGTTCAATCATCGCCAAAGTTGTGCCGACAGGAGCATCTTGTTTGCCCTCAGTCACCATAACTTCAGATGTGCCTCCAACGCGCATACCAGTGTCAGACATCTGGGTGACAAGGTTCATGAGCGCACCAGATGGCTCCTTATATGGCAAGGGCATGATAGCTTGTGTAATGGGCATGCCATTGGTCTTGACCAAAGCACCCCCACCAGGTGGAACACGGAATATGTTGGTGTTCTGCCTTGCCCCGGTGTCAGCCATAAGGAAACCGGGGAAGTTGTTGTACATGCCAGCGTCTAGGAGTTCTCTCCAAGCAGCCGTGATAGCGTTAGTTGTATTGCCAAGTATGTGAAGTAGCCCAATATCATAGAAGCCCATGCCAGGGACAAAAGTATATTTAACGAAACGGCGCTTAGCGACCGGAAGTTCCTGATCATCTTCTGCATAGTTCCTCACCACAGACAAAACCTGCTGGGACGACAGATCGATGGTCACAATGTAGGGAATCTCAAGCCCAGATGGCTTACCTTTGTGCTTATGCTCAAAGCCCGGCAGATCCAGCTCGCAATAGACCTCATAGATCTCGCGATCACGGTCTTCTGGGTTCATTGACTCGGCAGAAATGCCCTGTTGGGCGTTTTTCTCACGCTGGACGCTGTCCAAGTCAGGCGCTTTGGGAGTTGATAGGTCAATATCGGCATACACACCGAGAATTTGCAGTCTTTTGACGGTGCTAGGACGCATATAGGACCTGTGTGTGATCCTTTTGGCGTTCCTGAGGTCTGTAGCAGCGTTGTTGACGATCAAATCGTTCGCATCGACGCTCTCAGACACCGGACGGTTGCGCAATGGGCAAAAATAGACTTTCTTAAAGGACGTTCCGCCAAAACCCAGCATCAACAACATGCGATCCGTGTCAGGATAGTACTCGGTAGCCGTTGCTGTAAGGTAATGATTAAGATCATTCTCCAGTGCATTGGCCAACTGGTCGTTGTCAAGCGTCGCGTTGTTGTTATCATTGCGAATTTTGACTGGC